CTGCCCCTGCTCCAGCTGCCCCTGCTCCAGCTGCCCCTGCTCCAGCTGCCCCTGCTCCAGCTGCCCCTGCTCCAGCTCCAGCTACATTGGCTAATGCATTAGGTACGGTAAATACAGCATTACAGATGGTTCAGCAATTAAAAAATGGAAAGATTATTTGAACAATTTCTTTGCCAATAAATAAGCGGGTTTTTTATGATTGCAAGTCTTCAAAATATGAAAGTCGACAATAGCTGCTTTACCAGCGGTCAAAGCACTTGCGAGACGTGCATGCCCCCAAGATTGGGGGGTTTGATTGGGTCGAGACCCAGACGAATAAAAGGCTCCTTCCCCTTTCCGAACAATTTGTTTCAACGAACGCACAGAACATCCGGTTTTTTGTGCCAGTTCGGCACTGGGTACAATTGATTCAACACCATACAATTGTTGGGCCTTGCGGGTATGCCGCGATGCACGATAGTGAAAGGATTTCAACATGTTTCTCGTCGGAAATTTCCTTTCTCTCAAATAATCCCTTCGTGAACGTCTCAATTGTTGCAATTGCAAACGGCGGTCTTGGGGTGTCAAGTAAGAAGGAACGTATTTGGGAGGAATTTTCATATGAAATATATAATTATCAAAACAAAATAATTATATATCAAAAATATTAAAACACCATAATAAAACGAAACCAAGAATAACAACTAAAATGGCGTTCCCATTTGTCAGTGTATGCACACCTACATTCAATCGACGCCCCTTTATACCGACAATGATAGAATGTTTCAAGCATCAAGATTATCCCCACGACCGTATAGAATGGATTGTCGTAGACGACGGTACAGACCCCATCGGGGATTTGATAGAGGCGGCCCACATCCCCCAAATCCGATATTTCTATTCGAAAGAGAAAATGGTCCTAGGGAAAAAACGAAATTACATGCATTCCCAATGCAAAGGTGAGATTATTGTTTACATGGACGACGACGATTATTACCCTCCCGAGAGAATAAGCCACGCCGTAGAGGAATTGATGAAACATCGCAATGTATTGTGTGCCGGGGCAAGTGAAATATACGTATTTTTCAAAAACGAGAGTCACCGAATGGTACAATTTGGTCCTTACAATCCCTATCATGCTAGTGCAGGGACGTTTGCGTTTCGGCGGGAATTGCTCAATATCACGCAATACAACGACGAGAAAGCATTGGCAGAAGAAAAGGAGTTTCTGAAAAATTATACGATTCCCATGATTCAATTGAATCCCCTGAAAACCATTTTAGTTTTCTCCCACAATCACAATACATTCGACAAACGCAAATTGCTCAAACAAACTCATCCGCAATTGATGAGAGACAGCGAGAAAAAGGTACAAGATTTCATACGGAACAGTCGTGATAGCGAGAAGGGTATATTCGATTTTTTCATGCACGAAATCGACGCCTTGTTGGAGGCCTACGAATACGGGAAACCATCCTACAAACCCGATGTGTTGCAACAAATGAAAACTATGGAACAAGAGAGACAACAAATCTTGGAGAATATGCGGCAAAATCAACCGCAGCAACAATGCATTTATCTGGAACAACCAGGAAAACCAAGAGTCGAATTAACTCTGCAAGAAATTGTAGATATCATTCAAACCCAAAATCAACAATTGCAAAAACAAAGTCAATTGATAGAAGAATTGCAACAAAATCGTATCGTAATGCAACGCAATGGTCACGAAGAACCCATCTCTATGACGCATCAACAAATAATTGAACATATTCAGCAACAACAACGCATCATCGATTGCTTGAAAAAACGCATTGTAGAATTAACCCCATCCGCCGTCAAAAATTGATATTAAAGAATTGCAACATTAAATATACCATTATATTGTATCTTGACCAATGATTATTCCAATCCGTTGTTTCAACTGTTCCAAAATTATTGCGGACAATTACCGCGAATATTTGAAACGCGTCAAACAGCGACAACCCGACACTCGCGTGGAATATTTGAACATTTCGAGCAAAGAAGAAAAAACCATCAAAGGCAAAGTGTTGGACGAATTGGGAATTGTCAATTCATGTTGCCGTATTCATTATATTACACATGTAGACGTATTTTGACACACTAGCACAATTTTGATTTGTAAATGATATAATAAATATATTGAATATCATGTTATTTTTTTTTCGAAATAAAATGATAAAATATATTGAATATCATTTTATTTCGAAAAAAATAACATGATACAATAAATCAATGTTTTGCAATCATTGCGGCACGATGTCCGGGGGGGGGTGCGGTTGCGGAAAAACGTTATTTGGGGGTAAATCAACTCGGCGCTACCGCAATCGTCGAGCTCGTAAAACACGAAAACTACGTGGTGGTAACACTAATGTTTCAGCGTCTATGGTGTTTTACGCAGATATAGGCAATGAAATTCATGTATTGGTCGGCAAGGAAACTCAATATTTAAGTGATTTACAACATGAAAAATACATTAGAAATACCAATTTCGAAGAAATATATCTGACAATGCAAATCACTAACTTAGAAGAAATTGAGACAGTTTCTGCATCTGCAATAGGTGGTAATAAAGAAGATGCCGAACACATGTTTCGTGAACACACCTTGTTTTTAAATGAAAATTTTAAATTGAGAGGTCAGCACAACTCATTGAAAATTTTATACGAACCAATAAAAGAAAAAGATGGAATGTTTACAACTAAATATCGGTTTATCCCACAAAAAAACAATCAAAACCAAAAATATGGCATTGTCAAAGGAGGATGTGAAGGAGAAGAAAACCCAGAGCAATGCATCATTCGCGAAGTGGAAGAAGAAGTCATGTTAAACATTGATGACCCAAACGACATTGAATATCTTGATTATGTTAATGTTAAATTTGCAGGAGGACGAAATGAAGGTGTCTATGTATATAGTTATGAAATCAAAGACCCGGATTCTTTCATCGACATGTTGAATACAATGAACAAGGTCCAAAAACGTGGGGAAATGTATGATTTTCAGTTTATTCCATTGCAAAATTACAATCAATACAGTTACAATCGAAAAAGTTTATATTCTTTGAAATTGTTTAACAGAAAAAAAAAACTTTCAAATTCTTCTTCAAAAAAAAAATAAACGGAGTAGTAATTACACCGACCAAAAAGAAAAATGAGACAAACTTTTTGTAAAAAATAAAAATTTTGTTATTTTCTCTTCGGTGATGTAAAAGCACCCTATCCATTTTCTATGGTAGAAAATCTTGGGCTTGTATCACATTTCACGGCTTTTAGCGGTTGGATACTTTTATTATTGTATTCTCTTCTATATTTTTCAGGTCTTTCTCCTGTTTCCATATATGATTTGTATACTTTTTGGATATTTTTACATCCATTCTTATCACGATTGATACACCCCTTCCTATTATTTTCCATTTGATATGTTAGGATAGAATGTATCTTTCGTTCTTTCTGTAGAATTTTTTAGTCAATTAAAACATTATATCAAGAAAGAAAGTCCTAATACATATGATGATATTTATAATGTAATTTCTAATATTTTAGAGAAGAAAATAACAAAGGAACATTTAACAAACTACCTGAAACATAGTTATAAAATATATAAATCATAACTGCGTTTTGTCTCATTTTTCTTTTTGGTCGGTGTAATTACGTGTTGAATTAAATTGCACTTATTTTTTCACCTTCCTTCCTAAATTCTCCCACCTTGCTAATTATTTTTTAGTTACACGTTTCATTACCTTTTTCGTAACTACTGGCTGTTGTTCCACTACTTGTTCTGGTTCTGGTTCCGGTTCCGGTTTCGGTTCCGGCTTGGAAGTTTCGGGTTCATCCTCCGAATCATCCAAGTAATTTTCCACTGGCTGAACTGTTTGCTTTCCGGCTTTGTATACAGTTGCCGTTTCACTGTCAATCTCGGCATCACTAGTACCATTCACAGTTTGTTTGCTAATTATATCCAAGTCTTCGGGTAACACTTTAACTTGACATACATCCGAGGAAATTTCATCGGGGGGTTTGACTACACATTGTTTGAGTCTCCAAGACACTCCCCAACCTTTTCCACCTATCCAAATCCCCACACATTCAATTGTACACGAAACATTTGAAAACTTCGGTACAAAATCCGCTGGAGTCAATTCCGAGTGTTCGGGATTGGCGGAAGGGAAAATCAATTCCTTGTTTGTATTGAAAATACGCGGTTTCCATCTACCTTCGTATTGCTCGACCTTCGCGGTAATACTGGGGGCCCGCGTATAATCAATTCGTTTGATGTTGTTTTCACCAATGAGTTTGGGATATTTCAATATAGGGTACATGGTAAACTGCAGTACACTTCGATTGGGAATATCTTGCCCACCAAACCATTTGTCACGATTCTCAAACGCATGGTCCAAAATGACCTCATTGAATTTTTTCAACTTTTCGAGAAATGCCGTAGTTTGTGGCGTCTCAAAATCCGCGTTGGGGAAATTAAGCGTCAAACTGAACTTGCCATCGTGCGTATCCTTTTCCTTGTCATAGAAATCACTGATTCCCCAAGTCATCATACGCGGTGTCGAAATCTCGAGGAACTTGTTTGTCTGTTTGCTATATACATTGATGGATTTACCACCAAGTTTGTTGACCTTGGGCAGTCCAAACTTGATTTCCTCGGGGTTCCATTCAGGGATGCTCAATACAGAAGACATTTTGAAAGTTGTGTTGGTTTTGTTGCGGGTGTAATCATTTTTATGGAGTATTCTTTAAATCAATTTTTTGAAAGACTACTCTGAGAGATACAACGTGGCCTTTTCGCGAAAATCGGGGTCTATGATGGTTGGGGTCAAAGGAACACCATAGTTGTACCACGAATCCCGTATCAAATATATCTCGCGGGAGGATTCTTCGATGTTTCGTATTTCGTAATACAACAGGGGGTCGAGAAATACCACAATGGAAATTTTGTAGAATGCCGCAAACGCGGGCAACAACGACAGGGGCTTGGTGTTGTCGATGGTCATCAACATGGAACGTATTTCTTGTGTCCGGGTTTTCGTTACACTGGGTTGAGTCACTATTTCACGTGTCGACAAATACGATGCAATTTTGCTCTGTTCGGCCATTTCAACTGTAGCGAGTTTCTGTTTGTTTATAGAAAAAAATTCATCGAATCCATAAATTTGAATGTATATGGACCAAAACAAAGAATTTTTTCGACGCGGGTAAAATACATTGCGTTTGTCTGGCAGCGGTGTCTCGCGACGAACTGCTGCGGTCGGCGTAGGTTTGTAAAAGGGGGTCAACATGTCCAACGAATCGGCATCAAACAAGTGGACCGGATAAAAAATAGACAACAATTCTTGCATTGTATTTCAACCGTATTATTGTTTATATAATTCTTCCTTGCAATACAACACTTTGAAGTCTCGTGAAAAATCGTCTACACTGAAAAAGGGCAATTCCAACCATTCGTCGTTGTCTTGTTGAACACGGACGCGTATTTTGTAATTCTCTCCATCGGGGGTGCGTTTGTTGTCGAACATTGTCATTTTTACATAATTTCCCTTTATATCCACCAATTTTGAAAACTCTTTGTAAATTATCACTATAGTGGATTTCAATTCCTCGTCGTGTTCTGGAAACACGACAGTGGCAAAGCCAGATGGAATCAATGAGTTCATTTTATGGAGAAAATATGCACCACTATAACATTCTGTAGGTTCTTGCCGTCGCACTCGTTGAATGGTTTGCAGGTTGTCGTGAATGTCATCCCACATTGGATTGTATTATATACAAAGAGTTTAGGATGGCAAAGGAGAAAATAGAAAAATCTGATATCCTTCATTAATGTAATTTTTAGTTCCATCGTAATAAATGTTGTACAAGCTTGGTTGTGGCGAAAAATAAGGAATCAATGAAATGTTGATTCCACCTAATGTGAAATTGGGAATAGAATCGTCCCAAATATGGTCCTCGCCGTTCAAATTATCAAGAAGCAAAATATCCAATGTCGGATTTCTATTGTCATAGAAATGCACCACATAAGAGTTCACTATTTGTATTGTGGCAATCATCACAATCGACCCGTTGGCTGGGTTGGTGATAGTGAGACTGTAATTTTTGGTTACATTGGGGGCAACATAATAAAAACTTCTTCGTCGAATGAACGTGTTGTCTTGTTTGTAGAAGTATAATTGATAAAATCCGTTTGGTTGTTGCGGAATAGTCAAACCCGTAAGAAATAAAAATTTGTTTCCATCCGTGGTTGCAGTCAAAGTTTGCACCAGTTTTAGCGGATGATAAGCAAATAGTTTCACTAGGTATGTTGTATTTGCCAACAATCGGTCATTGGTGTAAACAATGTCGATAGTTCCACCAGTTACAGGATAAATGACTCGTGTTTGTATGACAACTATGGGAAAATTTCGTGTGAATATCTGGGAAGATGTTTTTCGCAAGATGTACAGCGATTCAGTTCCATAGTGTGTAAATAGTAGCTGGTTGACGTGTGGTATCCACGCATTGTAATAATGAAGTACTGAAAACCCGTTTTCTATTGTACCAGAACAAGTCGCCAACTGTAAATTGTTGTCTCCGTATTTGTAGTACAATCCATAGGTTGCCAGTGGGTCAAACGGGTCATCGGGTTGAATGTAATAAATGAAATCAAATGGTGAATTGGAAATGAAAGTTTTGTCGTAAATGGCTATATACGGAGGTATGGGTTTCAAATTTGACGTTGAGACCCCTCTTGAAAATAAAAATTCGGTAAACGTGTCTCGCGAAGGATACCCCATCAACGTGCAGCCTTCAACGGTGGTTGTATCGTTGGAACAATTGATTATCAATTCTTGGGTTGCAATGTTGTAGACCGTCGACGGTGACGTAACAGTGAACTGGGGGCGCAACCGAACATCATAGATGAAGCCGGGTTGCGTCGGCAACGTCATGTCAGACAGAGTAATGAAACCAGAATAAAATAAAACGTTAAACCTTTGCCCCGCTACGGTTTCAATTTGCATATTCGCTATGGTGTCGTCGACTATGGTATAGTCCGTAGTGACCACAATGGGTGTTTTGTACCAGGCAGTCGGTACCAACGCGGCATCACTGCTGCAAACCAATACATCGGTGTAATAGACATCAACATACAATTTGGACACCGTGAATTTGAGAGAAGTGGAAGTTGGCGTCGTTCCGGAAAATAAAAGTTGCATTGAACATTGACAAGAATACAACCAGTATCCTACATCACATACTGGCAAGAACAGAATAGTAAAAAACGGATAATACCCGGAAACAATGGGTGACAAAGAAATGTCCGTCGTTATGAATAGGTCCCATTGTTTTGCCGAGACCGCCGTATTTTCAATGCCGTAACTTCGTATGATGCTGGATTGGTAATTGTACAACGGTACGGCGGGGTCTTGATACAACACAATGGGCGGTCCCGGAACGTCGCAGGATGTAGTGGGCGTTGGCAAAAATTTATTCACCGAGCACGTCGTTCGCGAATTTTGGTTGGACGACGTCTTCATAGATTGCGAAAAAAGTTGTTTGCCCGTTATTTTGTTGGTCTTGGAATTCGTTGTATCGTATTTCAAAATTTCGGCCTTTCGTCGCATATTCAATTGGAATTGAGTAAACAATGGATACGGATTGGTCGGAGTGAATCGCGACGGTTGTATATTGTACAATTGTCGTCTCTGGCGTTGGCGACAAATATTTTGTATGGAATAAACGTCGGGGATGTTGGCCATGGATTATAATTCTTGTAGAGAAACATTATTTTGTAGGACAGTGGTGTTTGTTGACAATCGCGCTGTTGAATTTGTGCAACAATTGTTCGAAGCGTTCGTCCTCCATGTCCCAATGATATTTGATTTTCAAATAACAGCGCATACAAATCAATGTATCCACAATGGAATCGTGCATTTTCACAGGTGTTTCATGAAATAATATTTGATACAATTCAATCAATTTGGGTGGCTTCAATTTGATATTTCCCAAAGAAGTTTTTGTATGAATTCTACATATCTTGATGGTTCGCATCATAGTGTCGTAATGATGGATTCCAACCAACGTATCGTAAGCGGGATGAAATATACAGTCAATGTAAGGAATGTGTTTCCGAATGCAATCTTTGTTTCGTTCAATCTCCACGCGAACCATGGTTCGGTCAAACGAAATATTGTGACCTACTACGGAATCGCAACGAACAATGGTGTTTACGAATTTCACCAATACTTCCACGATGGGTTTCCCCCGTTCTCGGCAAAGAGTGTTGGACACCCCCGTCAATTGTTCAATGAATGGAGAAACGACAACCGACGGCGGCAATTGAACGTAGTCGTTGGCCATGTCGACAATGTTGACCGTATTGTCGATTTTTTCGACCAATATCCAACTGAATTGAGTAATGTATGGATATTGGTCGAGAGCTTCTTTGACATTTGTGTATCGATGTGGATACAATTCCTCTCGTCGCCGCGGTTTGGCGAGAGCCTCGTATTCGCGATTTGAAATTTCGGGTTTCAGTGACGAGACACCAGGAGGGGGCAATCCTGTAGTTTCTACATCGAATATCAAATCGTAGATGCGTTTGTTGTTACGCGTTTTCATTTTTGATTTCTCTATGTTGTTGGGTTGGTTTAAATGTGTATTTTGTTTGTTTCAATTTTCGAACAATTTTGTATCTACGAAACTGTGCGTTTAGCATTGGTTGTAATTGGTGATGGTATCCCAATTTATTTTGTTTCCAACAGCCCACAATCGTTGATTGCATTGTGCGGAAATACCAGACGACGACCAACCGGCATCATTGAAATTAATCGATTTCGTGGTTTGGTTGTATCCAAAAGTGGACGGATTGGTTCTCGCAAAATCAAGGACAGTGCCTTGGTTCACTCTATTTTGAGGTATAAAACAATTTCCCGATGCGTCTGACATCCAATTGTCGGGACAGGGATTTTGCACTGGCGGGTACACTGTATTTTTGTTGGAATACACCACCAACGAGCCGACCCAGGTCAAATACAAAATAAGAATAACAAACGCTACAATGACCACCGTAAATTTGAAGAAATCCAGGGGTACTCTCCACAAGACGAAGAGAACAATAGCAAAGAAAATGACTACCACAACAATCAATTTAAGAATCTCCATTGTATATTATTTTCGCTTATATTTTTTATACTTTCAAGTCTATTTTTGACAATAATAATAATGCCTAAATTGCGCAAAACACTAATAAAAGAATCACTTAATATATATTAGCCGGTCCATCGAACATGATACTACAAACTAAACATGGTCCCATTCAAAACATAATAGCGAGATACGATTCGCAAAAGAAAATTTACGCCAATGCAACCGTAAAACAAATGCGAGACTTCATCAAAGAAAACAAATTGAATACCAATTTTTTTGCGAATACTTCGAAATTATTGAAACCAGAATTGAAGATTAAAATTCAACAATTTCTCGCGCGACGCAGTGCCAAGGAAATCATTCGCTATTTCGTTGGTAAATATGGCAAACGGATGCTTCAGCGAAAATGTGAACTGTTACGTGCTGCCACCAACCACTATAGAAACATGTGTGTCAATCACACGGATTTTTTTACTTTGGAGCCCTTGGAGAACATTCCCGACAATCAACTCTATTGTGTTTGCGAGAACAATTTTTGGTATGGATTCAATGTGTTCTCGTTGTTTTCTCTTGTAAAACGACGACATACATCTCACAATCCCTATTCTCGCGTTCCTTTCAGTGAAGATGTACGCAACAACGTGTTGCGTCTGATTCGATTGATGAGTATTCTTGAGAAGGACGTTGTCAACCTGAATGAAATGGGGTGTGATTCTCACGAATTTACGCAGTTTGTGCCACCGCAGCAGTCCCATCGTTTTCTTGGAAACTCTATTTATCCGGCGGCAAATGTATGCAACGAAGCCCAGCGTTATTTGATTGAGAGACTGGTTCGGTTGCGTCAAAATTCGTTGGAACAGCGTGTGACGGAGTTGTTTGCGGATATCAATACCAAAATAAGAAACACGACACAGGACCGCTGGTTTTTTAATTTAAGTAACAACGATTGTGTTCGGTTGTTTCACAATTTCCAATATTTTTGGTTGAATGAACCCACTCTTACGGATGAAGTTCGTTGGAAAATCTGTTCTTTGACGGGCAATCCTTTTTACAACATTATCATTCATAATTTTAGTCGTTTGCAACGACAACAAATTTTGGAGGCTGTTTTGTTAGTGATGGAAAATATGGTTTACACGGGAGTGGATGTAGATTCTCGTGAAACGGGAGCATTTCAAGTGATGATACACTTGTTGTCGGTGTCCAACGACGCTAGACGCGCCATACCCTGGTTTTGAAGAAGGAGAGATTATTTTTCTTACTAGATATATATATATGAACAACTTACCTCTAAAACCTCCAAACCCAAAAATGAAAAGAACAAAAAGAAGAATAAAAAACCCAAAAGGTGGGTTCGCAATCAAAACATTTAAGCAATACAAAAAAGTGGTCAGTCAAGAGATATTGAATGAACATATTGTTCTTAAAAATAAAAATCCTGAAATCAAAGAGTTGATTTTCTTACCCATTGGTACTCCCGTAAAAATACAAATGAATGAAATGCGAAATTATATATTGAACATCAACAACAATACTGTTTATCCGATTGTCGATTATACATTGGTTCCTTATGATAACTTTGTTCAATATATTTCCTCAACGACTTCATCCAACAACGCGATGGATGAACCCGAAGAAGAAGATGAAGACGACGAACACGAATACCAATCCGTAATGATGGTACCCTCATCACCCACCAATCCAGTTGTTGAACCCGAAATATCGGAATCAGAACTAGAACTAAAAACACCAGAAGAAAATAAAGAACCTGAAGAACAAGAGACGCCAAAAGAACCAGAAAAAGAGAAACAGTCGACAACGACACCGCCTACAGAAAACAAAAGTAGTTTTTCTCCACTGGATTACTTTTTCCCCAAAAAGAAACCGGAAACACCAGCACCGACATCAGCACCAGCACCAGAACAACAAACATCATTGAAACAGTTGTTGTCTTCAACACCCATTCCCATCAATGCAAACCCGGGAAAATAGTTCGTTCCACAAACGACCAATAACCGTGGGCAAAATTTGTCGTCGGTCGGGCAACTTAGACAAGCAAATCATTACATCTCTATTGTGCGAAACGGAAATATTCAACAATATTTGAGCGGACGCGCGACGATATTCATAGAGTTCATACAATTCCATGTTGTTCGCCACATCCCAATTCCCCCAAATATTGTTGACCAGAAGCAATATTAAATTCTCTATGGTTCCGTCATTCGGTCCGACTTTGCGAAACCCGTCAATTACAAATGAATTGTATTTGTTGTTTGACAAATGTTCCAGTGCCAACAACGCATATTGTGGTGTTTCTATATCGGTAGTTTTATTTTCCAAACGAAGAGAATACGACCATAACAATTCACAAATGTTATTTTCAATCAACACGGCATGATACCTGTGTTTGAAAACAATGTCGCATAACAATTGAACATAGAGTGGTTGGTTCAGGTTTGCATTCCGTATCCATGTTTGAATGTTCTCTATAATGATTTTCCGGTCAACTGGTACACACGGAGGTGTAAATGGACTCCATGGTGTTGTCGTCATCGCCGGGTTCAATGGAATCAATTGATTCATGCAATCATTATAGAATTGATGAAAGGCAACCCGGTCTCCGCGCAAACAATTCATTTCGACCGTGAACTCTGGTGTTGTTGTTGCCTCGAGGGTGTTATTATGGAGGACAATGTGTATCTTTGTATATTTCGCACGGTAAAAATAAACACAGAGGAATTCGCAGCAGTCTCCAGTAATTTCAGGAAGTATTTTGTATCCCGCGCGACAATGTACGAATTCTTCAACCGCACCCACTGTCTCGCGAAACGAGTCTCGGCGAATTTGGAAATGATGCGGTGACAAATATTGAGAATCTGGTTGTTGAGAGAATGGTAATTTTAGCATTTTTGTTTCTCGGTTTTTTATTCTATCGATTCGATTTTATATTCGTTAATTATATAATAAAACATGTCAGGCGTTGATTTAAGCGAATTCATTAAGCGTATTATCAAATATTTAGTGGAAGGTTTAGTGATTGCCATTGCGGCATATTGCATTCCCAAACGTTCCATGAATCTCGAAGAAATAACTATTATTGGGCTCACGGCTGCGGCTACATTTGCAGTGCTCGACGTATTTTTACCGTCGGTTGGTGTGAGTGCAAAACAAGGTCTAGGGTTCGCGATTGGTACAGGTTTGTCGGGGGGGTTGAAAGTAATGTAAACAACGTAACACGCGTGAAAAATCATACATAAATAGTATGTGTTTAACATAAATAAAAATGGAGACGATTGATGTAAATGGTTTAGGAACGAGTGAACCCATACAATTGGATTTCAAAAAGGACACGGGAATTGAATTGTTAATGAACCAAAAAAAGGCATTTTCTTCCTCGTCGTCCAAGGTAAATTTCAACAACATGAATGAGTTGGAAAATGAGCTGGACGAAATAGTCAAAGAAACGGAGGCAAATAAAATGTCGCAATCGTCGTCGTCGTCCATGTTTGGGAATTGGTTTTCGTCACCGTCCTCTACACAGGAAGATTCCAAATTGGGGCAAGCCACCAAAGACAGTATAGGAAATACACAGACTTGGGACGGTTTCACAAAATTAAACGATTCCTATGTTGCTTCGGAAAAAACCAACATCAAGTCGATGAATGAAGGCGAAAAACGCCGTAAAAAACGCGCCATGTTGAAAAAACTAAACCAATGGCAGGAAAAAAAGGGGTTGCCTTTGTTTTCGACGGATATGAGTTACGAAGACATTGAAGAAGAATACGAATCGGCCCACGACGAACATCAAAAAGCAGAAAGCATCAAATTGCAAGCGTGGTGGTTGAAAACATTGGTCTCGACGGTGGAATATGGAAGCAGTTTTGTGGATTTTGATTTGTCGGGATTCAGTGAACAAGTGGAAGACGACATTGACAGTTACGATGATATTTTCGAAGATTTGTACGAAAGATACAAAGGTGGTAAATTGCACCCTATAGTGTCTTTATGTTTGAAGTTGGGTATCACTGCCGCTACGGTGAACATTACCAACCGTGCTCTGTCAACCGCCGCTCCTGGTTTCCGTGATGTCATCAAACAAAGTCCCGAACTGATGAAAATGTTCACAACCGCTACGGCGGATGCCATGAGTCAAAAGAGCACGGGGTTTGGGTTTGCCAATCAAATGACGCAGCCACCACAGCCACCGCAACCACAGCAATTTCAACCTATGGATTTCAAACCGTCGGGGGGGCGGCCCGATATCAAAGAGGCCCGAGGGTTTACTATCAATGAAGACAGTAGTAGCAGTACAGAAAAGCCGGAAATGCGTCCTCCCATGACCGGACCATCCATCGAATTGGAACAATTGTTTTCGGGGTTGAAACCATCGGCGTCGGCTCCGACCAAAAGCCCGTCCTACAAAGCCGACGATTCCATTGTAAGCATTTCTTCCATCAAAGATTTGCAAAATACACAATTGCCCAAAACAAGTGGAAGTGCCAAACGACGCAATCGTTCGGAGAAAAATACGGTAGCCCTTGATATTTAACCCCATCCCATGTTGGGCGGTCTTGACATAATAATAAAATTGATTTTTTTGCAATTGTATTATTAAATATTATACAAAAACAAAACGCAAACAATGAATATCCTCCACGAACCCTCTACTCCTGTGGTTACCCAGAAAGCAAAAACTATCATTCGATGCAGTTATTGTCACGTCGTTGGTCACAACATCAAAGGGTGTTCGCAAAAGCGTTACGACGACAGTAAAACGCCCGATGAAATTTCCGAACTGATTCGTATGTACGATGTCAAATTCCGCCGAGAATGCATTGTCACGGATCACGTGGATATGTTGTTGCGAGAAATAAATTGTCATTTGTTGATTCATTTGTGGCGATTTTTGTTTCCCGATTTTGAATTGCCCAAACATAGTAAAAATGGCGGCGTTTCAATATTTTCCGTCGAAGAGATGATTGGATACAGATATTGCGAAATTATTCGTTGCCACCCACAACATGAACGGCGCAGCAAAATATACAAAAACAATTGCGTCAAATTGGAAAAATTGTCTCGCGACCATCATCGCCACCAAACGTCAATTTCCGAACAGATACGGGAATTGGGAAATCAGATTAGTCAATTGCGCAACGAAAGTGAACAATATCGTATGTCGTACAGCGACAACCGATACAAACTCAGCCAAATTCCTCCTCTGAAAGAATTCCGCGTTTGTCGATTGGCAACCAACCAGGGAGAACCATTGGAGGAGGGAGAAATCGTCGAAGAGGAACCGTCCTGCTATTCGTGCCCCATTTGTTTCAACGACAATATCCATCGGGAGAATGTAGTGTTTATGAACTGCAAACATCACCTATGCTATGATTGTATGTTGTCTTTGGTGGACAATCAAGAAACGCCTTCTTGTCCATTGTGCCGTCAACATATTCAGGAGTTGCAAAGCAAATCCGACGAAAAATATCAAGAGTTGAAGATGCAGTTCACATTGTAAAAAAAACTAAAACACTCAACTTATGTAAAATTATAAAAAATTGATTTTTTTGCAAAATATAATCAACTTACAACCTTTACACACTTTTAACTACACACACACCTACAAATGAATTCCATTGAAAAATGCGTAAAATACAAAAGTTTCAATTTACCTTTTACGACTACATTCAATATAGTCAATGGACAATTCTCGGTGGAAACCGCTTTAGTCTTTCGTTTGCCAAACAACCACTATTATGTTTTGTTTGAAACCAATTGGGCATATTTGGTGTTTGTATGCATATCCATTCGTCAGTATTTTCTCACAGGCACCTATTACGAGCATTACAAGGAATATGTAAAACCGTATTGTATTCAAATGGATGAAAATGAAAACAATACGACTATGTATTTGACAGACGTGGTCGACTTAAATGCTAAATTTATACCGGAAGAATGGCGACAACACGCTGGCTTGCCGCTTTCACCGTTACTCAAAATTTATGATTGAACTTGTATTTAACTTGTTGTATTTATTTTAACTTGATGTAAGTAATCAACTTCATTTTTTATTTGTTGTATGATGTTATAAAAGGATAAATAAAACACGATACAGTACTTCATGTATAATAATCACTCGACAATTCATTTGAGTTTTGAAGATGTCCAAAATATAATGAAAGAACCGTCATGTTTGTTGATCAATGTGATGCCCGACAATCAACAAATGTGCTTGATACCCAATACACAATCCCCCGAGAACGAAGTGAAACGCATCAATCAATTGGTGCAGACCAGAAATATGCAAGAGTATTCTATTTTGTTGTACGGGAAAAACAGTGACGACGGTGCCGCTTTGGAAAAGAAACGGCGAGAATTGCGGTTTCTTGGATTTCAGGACGTGTACATTTATCTTGGAGGTATGTTTGAGTGGTTGTTGTTGCAAGACATTTGGGGGCGCGAATTGTTCCCAACAACGTCCCAAGTGTTGGATATTTTGCAATATCGAACTCTCCCCAAATTGAAGAGATAACAACAACCTATCATTGTTCATGTCATATGTCGGGGGGCGTTTCGTGCACAGGCGAATGCATTTCCCTCTTTGCAGGAAATCATGGAACCGTAACAAAACTTGGTAAATGCTTCCTGGTCGTTTGGTATAGTGCTTCCCGGTTGAGTGTAAAAGGCACGCATCGATTGTTCAAACGTAAAATCGTCACCCATATTTTTAAACAATTTATCCGCAATGTCAGGATTCATTGCCGCCGCTGTCTGTTTGGCTGTAGACAAAATCGCATCCTTAACTTCCGGGTTGTCCACTGGTGGCGCAGGTTTTTTGTCTACGTTGTACTCATAATCGGAGACCAATACGTTGGATAATGGATTGTTCACGGAAGGAACATCGAAAATTTCCGCGTCGTCCTGGTTGTTCAATTGCTTAACTTGTTCGTCCTTTTGTTGCGAAAACATTTCCCAATGTTTTTTTCTCTGCACGAAATAAAAAATCACTACAGCACTTATTGACAATGCACCAACCACGAGAATACGTATATTGGTTTCATAGAAGAACGTCACCCCAGTCAACAACAGTATCAAACGCGTCAATGCATTCAACGTCTCGTTCATTGTCATAGTGTTTGCGTTGGGAAATATGTTCCACCATTGTTTGAACAACACAACAGGGTCCTGAGTCCAAAATTCAGGTGTTGTTTCTATCGTGTTTTCGTTCTTTTCGTTCATTTATATATTTACGGATTTAAACCCTTGAAGATTTATACCCTTGAAGATTTTAAATGGGACAAATAATGAACCAATATTTATTCTTTTTTATTATAAGTATGACACATAAGAGCGAAGACTATAAAATATCTGCTGTTAAATATTATTTGATTAACAAAGATAATATTAGAAAAACTTGTAAAATATTTGATTGTAAAAAATCTACATTACAAAGATGGATACAAAGATATAAAACTTCTAAAAATCTTACAAGAAGAAATAGAAAACCAGTATCTTATAAAATAACTAAACCAAAACCTTTTTAATTTTTAGTGGGATTTGTCCCATTTTAAATCTTCAAGGGTTATAAATTTTTTGTATATTCATAAACGTATCTTAATGATATAAAATTACCAAACATTAATCCATATATAACTGGTGTCATAAACTCTTTATTTCTTTGCACAAATACACTTATAAAAACAGCTAAAATGTAAATTACAATTACAACAAAAATATCAACTAAAGTAAATTTGCTAATTAAGTTGTATTCCATATATTATATTTAATAATATTTAACGGATAATATTTTATATTTATTAGTTAAATTACTTAACAAAATTTAAGGAATATATCCAAAAGAAGAGTGAAATAAATAGTATTTTATT